CCCCGTTTTCATACCCTGGTACATCGACCCTGAGTACCGTGAGCCTGTCCCCGATAACTTTGATCGAACACCAGAAGAAGAAAGCCTGGTCGAGAAGTACAACCTAGATGATGGTCAGCTAATGTTCCGTCGGAGGAAGATTGCTCAGAACGGTATAGACCTCTTTTCGCAAGAGTACCCAGCCGAGCCTGAGGAAGCGTTCTTGACCACCGGTAGGCCTGTGTTCAACCCAGAAATGCTTCAGCAAAGTATCCTTACCAGTATTGACCCACAGAAGCGCTTGGCTCTCGAGGGCGACGAATGGCTAGATAATGCTAGAGGCGAATTAACTATATATAGAACCATCGATCCTGGTGAAAAGTACACAATCGGCTGTGACGTCGCTATGGGCGTCCGAGGTGGCGACTGGTCATGTGCACAAGTGCTCGACAGTAAGAAACGCCAGGTTGCAACCTACCGTGCCCAAGTGCACCCAGATTACTTTGCAACCGTACTCCATTCACTGGGTGAGCTGTTTAACTTTGCCTATATAATCGTCGAGAATAACAGCCACGGCATTCTGACGTGCACCAGGCTCGGTAAGGACCTTGCCTACCCATATTTCTACACTGAGCTACAAGTGGATAAGCTCACAGAGCGTGAGACACTGAAGCTAGGTTTCACAACCACAAGTAAAACCAAACCACTGATAATCGATGAGCTCCGCGCTGTCGTGCGTGATGGCGGCTTGGAGCTGAATGACAAAACCACGCTGAGAGAAATGCTAACCTACATTGTCACCCAATCGGGCGGCATGGAAGCAGAGTCGGGTTGCTTCGACGATACTGTCATGGCCCTGGCCCTTGCAAATCATGTGCATGAGGGCGCTTGGGATCCAATAGAAGCTACCGACAATTATTACATTGAAATGGTCTGATCATGAACAAAAACGAATATACCAAACTGGACGATGATAAGCTTGTCACAATTCTAGATGACAATATCCGACGCTCTGTTGGTTATTATGACAGCCAGATATCCCGTGAGCGAAAGCGGGTCATGGAGTACTACAACGGTACGCTCCCCCGACCCGCGCACGATGGTAATTCAAAGTATGTATCAATGGATGTCTACGACACAGTTGAAAGTTGTAAGGCAGTATTATTAGAGACATTTAGTACTGGTTATAAAACCGTTCGATTTGCACCGCAGAATGCTGACGACGCACCTATTGCTGATGTTGCTACCGAGTATTGTGATTACGTTGCCAACCGGCAAAATAACCTGTTTGAAGTCATGCAGTCAGTCATACACTCAGCCCTTGTTGCTCGGGTTGGACTGGCAAAAGTGTTCTACTATTATGGTGACGAAAGTCATATTGAAGAGGTCACAGATCTCACTGAGGAAGAGTTAGACGTAATCCTCTCCCAGGATAATGTTGAAATTGAAGAGCTCACAGAAGATGTCGCAGGCCTAAGCTCAGGTGAACTGAGGGTCACAACGCCGGCCAACAAGATCTGCATCGAAAGCATAGCCCCCGAAGAGTTCATTATTGAGCCTATGGCAAAAGATTTAGACAGCGTTAACTTCTGCGCGCATAGGGCCAAAAAGACACTCTCAGAGCTTCGCCAGGAAGGCTATGATGAAAAGCTAATAAGCAACATTGGCGAACACAATGACGTCGATATGGAGACAGACCCAGAGGTCCTGGCCCGTCATGGTGAGATTGGACAAGACCGAGGCTTCAACAGCAAGGGCTACCAAGATCAGGTCCGTGAAGTTACTGTGTACGAGTGCTACATTATGCTAGATCCAGAAGGTTCAGGCGTTGCCGAGCTCCACCGGATAATCAAAGCTGGCAATAGTATCCTGGAGATGGAAAAGACGAACTATAAACCGTTTGTTGCGTTTACTCCCCTGCCCATTCCCCATGCGTTTTTCGGCAACAACTTCGCAAATAACGTAGTCCCAATCCAGAATGCACGTACTGTGCTCACTAGGTCAATTCTAGACCACACAATGATCACCAATAACCCAAGGTACATGGTTGTACGTGGTGGCCTAACTAACCCCAAAGAATTGATCGATGGTCGCGTTGGTGGAATAGTGAATGTGTCACGACCCGACGCAATCTCACCAATGCCCCAGGCTAGTTTAAACCCGTTTGTATTCCAGACACTGCAGCTCCTGGATGATGATAAAGAGGACAACACAGGCATCTCCAGGCTTTCCCAGGGCCTAAACAAGGATGCTATCTCAAAGCAGAACAGCCAGGGAATGATCGAGCAGCTTGCCACTATGTCCCAGCAGCGCCAGAAGATCGTTGCCAGGAACTTTGCTAACTCATTCTTAAAGCCCCTTTACCAGATGATCTACAAGCTTGTGATAGAACATGAGCCCGAGGAGAAGATCGTAGAGCTGGCTGGAGATTACGTTGCTGTATCCCCTGCCCAATGGGGAGCCAAGCGGGACGTCGTCGTGGAATTGCACCTCGGCTACGGTGAGCAAGAGCAGCAAGCAACCAAATTCCTAGCGCTACATCAGTTGATGAGCCAGGACCCAACTCTGTCCACAATGTACGGACCTGAGAACCAGTATAAGTTAATGTCTCACGTCATGGAGAACAACGGCATCAAGAATGTCGCTGACTACCTGACACCCCCAGATCAACTTCCACCGCCACAGCCAGATCCGGCGCAAGAGATGGCCATGGAAGCCCAGGCAAGGACGCTCGAGATCCAGGAGAGGCAAACCGACATTGCGGAGCTGAAGCAGCAAATGGACGCCCAAATCGCACAACTCAAACTTGAACTTGAAGCGACCAAAGCTGAACGTAGCTTCGCAATCCAATCTGACGGGATCGACCTCCAGGAAGCACAACTCGAACACAAACGTGCAACCGACCAGGCTGAACTCGATATCCTCAGAACTGCTGAGGACGTCCGAGGTATCGCGTCACCATCAGGCTAAAAAGCCTTACAACAAAAGAGAGCACCATGAACCAAGAAGAGCAATTAGTAGAAAATGGCGAGGCGGCAGAGGTCGTCTTGGCACAACCCGCGTTCAACCAGGTCATCAACGGCCTGGTCGAGCGCTCATTCCAGACTTTCGTGAACAGCAAGCCAGAAGACGCTGCCGGTCGCGAGAGAGCGTACAACCACTATCGTGCATTAGTAGACGTGGTTGATTCACTGAAACAACAGGTCTCAGTCAAAGACGAGATCATGACAAAAGGCGACATCCGCCAAGAGGAGCTTTCGGACCATGAGTAACGTCCTATTTGAAGCAAATCCCGCTGTACTCGAGGATCTCGATGATACGGCAAATGCCATCCTAGCTAACTGGTCAGACGGCTCAGACCTATCTGACGAAGAGGAACTAGAGGCGACAGACAATTCACCTGACTTGACAGAAGGTGATGAGGCTGAACCTACTAATGATGAAGAAGACCTAGAAGACGACGGATCTGATGAAGACCCTGATGATGATGAACCCACTGAAGAAACTGATGAGGAAGACGACGACGGCGAACTTGAGCTGTCCGAGGATACCTTGATTGAAATTGCAGTTGACGGTGAGAACAAGCAGGCATCTTTAAAAGATCTCAAACGCCTTTACGGTCAGGAAGCATCGTTGACCCGTAAGTCTCAAGAAGTTGCAACCAAGCGAAAAGAGGCCGATGACGCCTTGAACCGTGCGGATGTCAGCTATCGAAAGCTTTTGGAAAGAGCCGAAGCCCGTAACAAACCATACGATGAAATCGATATGCTTGTAGCTAGTCGTCAGATGAGTGTGGAAGACTTTGCGTCATTACGACGTGAGGCCAAAGAAGCGGGGGATGACCTGAGTTTTCTTAAAGAGGAAAGCCAGCAATTCTACGGTGAGGCACGTAAACAACATGAAGCCCAACAGGCAGCATCCGCTAAGGAGTGTATCACTACCCTCCAGGATAAAATCCCTGACTGGTCAAATGATCTTTACAACGACATTCGGCAGTACGCCGTTTCAGTCGGCCTACCTCAGGAGCAAGTTGATCAGTACGTTGACCCCTCGGTCATCATATTACTCAACAAAGCCAGAATGTACGATCAGACCAAAGCTACAGCCACAACCAAAAAGGCTAAAGCAATGACTGTGAAGACTTCGAAAGGAAAATCACTTCGGTCTAAGAAGGCACCAGCCTCAATCTCAAATGGCGCAACGACACGCCGTCAACAGTCAGAGCAACGACTGAGAGATAACCCAAGTAATTCTGGAGATATGGACGATATCGCTGACGCTATAATGGCGCGTTGGGAGCAATAGTTTCTCAATCTAAATATCTAAAAAAGGTAACAATATCATGGCGTTATTCACGACGTATAATCAGGTTGGCAAAGCCGAGAGCGTTTCCGACTTAATTAGTTTAATCACCCCAAGTGACACTCCTATGTTCTCTCTTATGAAAACAGAGAAGGTTGCAGCTCGTACTTTCTCATTTTTGGAAGACACGCTACGTGCTGGATCCTTGAATGCAAAAGCGGAGGGGTCTGCAGCCACAATGGTTACACTGCTCAACGCAACTGAGAGGACCAACAATACTCAGATCCTCGAGGAAAGCTTTCAGATCTCACGCACGAGTGACGCAATAAAGACACATGGCCGTGCCACCGAGACAGCAATGCAAACCGGAAAAGCACTAAAGACAATTAAGAAAGACTTAGAGTTTTCCTTGATTGGTGTTGACCAGGCAGCTGTTAATACAAACGCTGGCACCCCGCGCCGTATGGCATCTATTATTAACCAGATGTCCACTGCCGTCGATTCAGGAGCCAATGCGACGGATCCCCTTACAGAAGCAAAATTACTACTTGCTGGTCAGACTGCTTATGTCGCTGGTTCCTCGCCAAATGTTCTTATGGTGAAGCCTGCGGATAGCCAGATTCTCGCGGGGTTCGCGGCGGCCTCGGGGAGAAATAGGGAACTGTCCCAGACTAAAACATTGGTCAACGTGGTTGATCTGTACGTTGACGTGACTAGCGTACATTAAATCCGGTGAATTCAGGGGAAGCCTAAGTGTGAAAACATAAGGTAATCCTGAGCCAAGCCCCAGTGATGGGGAAGGTGCAACGACTATCCCGCGAGGGAGTAGGATCAAGTGATCCGAAGCGCCAGACACTGCAAATAGCGGTGATGATATAGTCTCATCTTATGTGAAAGCATAAGCAGTCTTAATAGACGGTCTAGTCCTAACGAAACTAGGCGAAGATGCCATGTAGTCCATATGGCGAATACAAAGTGATCCTTAACCGGCACTTACTTGCAACCCATGCTCTGTTGATAGACCCGACCATGTTCAAAACGTGTGTCTTACGTCCATTTACACGCACACTTCTCGGCGTGGACGGTGATAGAGATTCTCATATGATCGTCGGGGAATATTCCTGCAAGCACACAAACTTTGCTGACTCAGTTAAGATCACTGGGTTGTCATAAACTAATAGGATCTGAGGTCTCTTCGGAGACCCCAGGTTTTATCTAGGCCACCCAAGTCAAACGAAGGTTTTTGCTCTCCTTACTACGTTTGACCTGGGTGGTCTTTTGCATTTCTAAGGAGCACAAAATGACCACATTAAACACTGTTGACACCAGCTACACAGCTGACGGC